CGTGCCGCTATTCAGCGTGAGCTTGACCGCCGCGTCTACGATCGTGTTGTGGTAGATCTCACCGCTGCCAACGAGCTGCGAACCATTGACCGACCACGAGCCGCTGTCAACGGCCCAGTCGCTGCCGATTGTCGTGCGGTTGAACTCATCTACTTCGGTTGCGTCGCAATCACCGCAGCAACTGCAAGACGGTGAGAATCGCATAGGTCGTCCTAGCCTTTGATGTCTGCCAGCAGCTCGAGGGAGTAGATTGCTGGTGTGACTGCCGTACCGGTCGCCGCGTCGTTGCACGCAATCGCAACGCGGACATCGACAATCGAGCCAGACACGAGATTCGTATCGGTCAGCGTGAAGTCAATATTTGCCGCCGTCAGTGAATTGATGGTCGTGGCTGCCGTAGTACAAAGATCCGTAGGCGAGCCCACCAGGGCGCCGTCTTTGTCGAGCAGATACGCTTCGATGTCGGCCGTACACGTTGTATCCGCAACGGTCGTCTCCATGCCGCCACGCACGCGGATATTGACAGTCTCATCGTCCACGTACTCAGCCGGCAGGCGCACGAGGAAGCGAGCATAACGCGTCGTCGCTCCGGCCGCCTTCAGGTCGCCAGCTTGCACCATCGGCGCAGCAGTCCCGAACGTGCCGCCAACAATCGCCAAGTCATCATTCGCTGCGGTGGCTGGCAGGTTGGTCGCCATCGCATCCCAGACCCGCAAGTCCGTGAACGGGATAATGAACGGCTGCACGCTGTCTTGCGCGAGCTTACTGCGATCGATCGCGGCCGTTGCTGTCACTGCGGCATTGGTCACCGAGTTATCTGGCGCCGTCATCGTTGCGGCGGTTTCAAATGACAATGAACCAGTGATTGTCACATTGTCTAGTACGTTAGCCATGTCTGCTCCTAGCAATCAGCGGCGACGACGACCCACGTGCCGCCAATTAGCCGTGTGATAACGACATAGGTGTCGACTTCGACAGCCTGTGAAAATACGTTTTGCACAACTGGGTATTGAAAGTCGGTCCCGTCATCGTTCTCGCGAGAAATCGAATCAACCACGCCAGTTCCGACTGTATTACCGCTGCGTGCGGTAATCTCGGTTGTGACGATTCCGGCGTCTGACTCACGAACGTACAACGGCGGCCTTGATGGCTTAGGTGGTGAGTCAGGTCGCTCTTGCCGAATCTTCTGAAGAAGCTTCTCGGCAGTGCCCAGATCGAATCCAACTACTGTTTTTGGCATTACGTCCCCAGTAGCGGGTTGAATGCAGCGCCTTCGTAGATAATCTTCGTACGAGGCTTTGGCGTTGAACTGTACGTGCCGTCTAAGTTCATATCAACAACTCGCGTTGCGTGCTCGCTTGTGACGGCCGAGGTCTTGACGCCGCCAACAAGATAATTCTCGCCCCGGTCAAACACTTCTGCGTCCCATGTTTTGACGTTGAACTTGATCGGATAGGTCACCCACCAAAACTGCACACCACCGATGAACTCTGAACGCGCCTTGATGCCGCCCATCAACGCTTCTCGTACGCCGAATCCCAAAAACACGTCCAGATTTGTCTTGCCGCTGTAGAGGATCTGCGTAGACGCCGAGAAACCGAGTTCCCATCGGCTGTATCGAAGCGTGGGAATATGAACTGTCTTCTCAATAGGTGGGTCTGTGTACGGGTCTCCGGCTGGAGTCAATAGGACAGTGCCCGCGTGGTCCTTTGTGGGGTTAACCGTAAATGACTCTGAGTCCCATTCGATCTCGGGCGACCAATCCTGTGGCGAGTCACTACCGCCCGAGTTGCTGCCGGTCTGCTGGTCGGTTGCGCTGTCCCACTCAACCTCGACAATCCACAGCTTGCGAGTCTCGTCGTGATCGACAATCCGCCGGCGGTTGACAATCGCCCCGCTGTCTGTCCGCCCGTTATCGCCGACGAACCCAGACGACCAGGCTGGCAGTCCGCTTGTCTCGTAGACATCGCCCTCGTCATCTGTGCCGTCGTCCGACGTAATTACGTAGCTCGTGACGTAATTGCGATGGATCAACCCATGCTCTTCGGCCGTAAAGACCGCATTGCGCGAGCCTCTCATGATGCCTTGGAGTGTGGTTGTCATTTCACCAGCGTCCGTAGTATTGCTTGCTGAGCTTCTGAGCTTCTATACTTCTTCTTCGCCGAACGCTTCGCCGGTGCTTTCGGCAACTTCCGTCGCTCTCTTGATGTGTCGTCTGGCAAGCCAAAGTGCAGGTCATACGCCATCAGGTCGAGCACATCCTGCCGTGTCATCCGCTGCCCAAGCTCCTCTGGCGGGATTCGGTAGAGCAGCGACAACCGAATCGCGAACGCCTTGCCAGGGAGCCGTTTCAGTTTTTTTCCGCAGGTTCGATGTCGTTATTGAGTTCGCACGCGGCGTCGAATAACCGACCGATAACCGCCGGCGATTTCTCGCCCAACTTACTCAACTGCTCCGCGGTGACCGGCTGACGTTTCCCATTTGTATCCGCCCAGCACGCTGCCACATACGCCGCACGAAGCCCGGCAAGTAACTCTGGCGAATCCTTGCCGAACGTCAGCCGCGCCTCGAACTCGTCGAACTTTGCAGAGGACATAGTCGATAGGCACACGTCCCCACCCCACTCAGGGCAGGAAATAGTGGCCGACCGACCATCAGCCGCTTTAAGGGCGGCATCGATTGAAAGTGTCATTAGCTTGAGTCAGTTCCAGTTAGGGCTCCGAGCCAGGAAATTGTGTAATTGCCGACCATCTTGTCTTCGAGCGGCACTGAGAAGTTGTGCGAAGAAATCGCACCGCTGCCCGCGTAGGTGGCTCCAGACGATTCGCCCGTCACGGTCTTGAATGTGAACGTCATCGTCTGAGCGGTGCCGATTGCCGTGTGCAATAGATCGAGCTTGTCAGGGTCCACATGTATTTCGCATTCAAGCGTCCCTGGTGCGATCAGGTCGCCCATGATCGCCGTTCGCGTTCCTGTCGTGCCTAGATGTGAAGTGTCAACCACTGGCACCTCAAGCCCGCTGAAGTTCGATCCAATGATCTCCACGTCATAATCCGACGTACCCATCGCGAGCGTGCAACCTGTTCCTGTCCTGACTGTCATACCTGTTCCCCTATAGTGTCGGTGCCGTTTCGGTTATCGAGAGAATCCAATCCTGGCTGACGACATAGCGATGCAGGTCGCTGCCGTCAGCCGGTTCGTCCGTGTCGTAACGTGTCACGTCTAAGCGGCACGTCTGCGCGTATTCGGCACCCATCGCGCCGGTGTATCCGTTTGCGGCGTTTCGCATCGCCTCGGCCAGTGTGTTCGCCCCTGATCGACTCGTTGCGTACAGATTTGCCTGAATCCGCAGCGTCGTCAGCGCCGCTGCACCGCCCAGGTGATGCTCTGGCACGTTGCTAATGACGTGGTAGACGACCGCGGGAAGTGTCGGCGTTTGCGGCAAGTAGTCCGGGTACATCCGCGTAGAAATCAGGCTTGAGACGCCTGTCTTCGTCAGGATGTACGTTCGGAATGCTTTGCCGCCGTCACTCATCGTGTGTTCGCTCTGATTCCGTTGATGATCTTGTCCCGAAACGCTCGCTTCATCGCGTCGTGGCTCATGTCTGCCGCTGGCCGCATGAATGGCCTAGGTCTCGCTCGCTTGCCAGTGTCCCTGCCCTTCGCTGTCACGATGCGGTGTCCATGCTCAACGAGGTGTGCATGGGCGCCGCCAGCCTTCCTGAATCCAATCCTCGAGCCGACAACCCCTTGCGCCGCCAGTTGTGCTGAGTTCTTCCACTTGCTTGATGGCACCTGCATCATCGAACGCTTGAGCCCCGTCAGCTTGCCCTTGGTGTTGCGAGACTTGCGATCTGGCACGAGTCGCTTGGTCGCCTTCATTAGCACCGACCCAGCCGCCCTGGCTCCCTGCCGCAGGTACTTCCGCTGTTTCGAGCCGGTGAGAGCATCGAATCGTCGATCAATGGCATTGAGCCCTATTACGGTGGCTGTCACGCGTCCACCTCCCGACACACCAGCACTAACTCTCTCTGGTATCCGTCTGGGTCGGTCACTCGATCGATATTGAAAAACCGGCCGTCATCTGTCTTGAGTCGCATTTTCGGCGACACATCGCCTAGGTGCCGAATGGTCACCTTCTGCACAATGCCCGCCTCGATCCCGTCGCCCCGTTGCTCTTCGCCTCCGCCTTGTGATTCGATCTTCGCTGGGACGTTACGCATCCATTGCGACCACGCCTCGATAGGCTGGCCGTGCGCGTCCACCGCAGGCGCGTTGGTCTGAATCGTGACCAATCGCCTTAGTTGTCCCGACCGTACGCGAGCCATTCGTCTCCCACCTTATGAATGCCGATGAGCCGTTCCGCCGTTGGCCCGACCTTGCCGCTGCCATCTCGCTCGTTGAACCAGTCATCTACGAGCATGAGAAGGCACGCCTTGACGCTTGCTGGCACCTGCGCCGCTGTTCCGTATCCGCAGACCGCTCGAACGACCAAGGCGCCCTCAATCCCGCGAGCGACGGGCCAGACTCCGTTGAACACTGGAAACACTCGACCAGGCTCAAACGCCACATCGACTGTGTAATTGCTGCTTGACCACGTCGTCGAATTGCCATCCGCGTCGGTGTACGTCACGCTTGTGATTGACTGAATTGGCGAGCGTGGCACCAATAGCGGTTGCCGACCGACCGGGAACGCATCGAACGTGAAATCCCAGGTAGCCGAGACGATCTGTCGGTTAGTGCTCTCCTCGAAGAATCGCCGAGCTGTCGAGATCAATGCCGATAACTGGGCGTCGAAATCGTTGTTCGCGGATGGCAAGCCAAGGTGCGTCTTGACTTCCGTCATCGTCAACGGTTCAGTCGCAGCTGCGGTGATGAGTGTTTCGCCGTACACTAGTCCGCCTTTTTGGTTCGTCGGCGTGGCTTGGGCTTTGCGGCCGTCTCTGGTGCAGCGACTTCGGCCAGCATTGCCTGGTGCGTGTCTATCAATCGCTGGCCTTCAGTGGCTGATACTTCGATGACATCGCCCGGCGCGTTGCTAAACCGATCGCCAGCACGCCCCACAAGTAATTTGATTCGCATGATGTGTCCCAAGAGGATGAGAAGCCCGGCGACCGCGCCCGATTGCGCGGTCGCCGGTGCCCCGTCGAGTGACTACGATGCTGCCTGAATCATGTGCTTCAGTGCTGCCGCTTGGATCGTGTCCGAATCCGTGCGGAAGAATGCAACAAAACCAGTCTGGTCAACGTCGCGATAACGCTCTTCCAGCCGATGCAGGCGAATGTCGGCAACGTCACGAATGACGAACTTCTCGAATGCGCCGAAGAGCATCGTCTTGTCGGCCGCGGTGATCGTCGCCGACATGTCCTGGTTAACCGAAACCGGATAACCGAAGAGCATATCCGGCACACCAGCCTGAACGCTCGGCTCCCACAGGTATCGACTGTCGCTGTCCTTGAGCTTCCGAACCGCTTTCAAAACGGTGTCGTGAAGCATGAAGCCAACGCTGGACAAGCCGCGATAGGCCGGGTCAAGCGAATGCGC